CATGCATGGCCCGCTTCACCAGCCGTTCAGAGACGGACGGGAATGCGGCGACGTTGTCTTCAGACATGTCATCCTCCAGAAATAGAAAAAAGGGCCGGCGCGAAGCCAGCCCATTGGTTGATGCGAGCCTGGCTCACTCGGCCGCTTCCGGACGGTCGTCCTTGAGTGCCCGCCGCTGCTCGATGCGATTGAGGACGCCCTGCTTGCGGATGAGCTTCCACGGCATCCCGATGCGGGTGAAAGCGCGCTTGGTTGCCGGAGCGATCTCGGCGACGGTCGCCTTTGCCATCAGCGGATAACCGTTGGCATCGGCAAACCGCTTTATGTGGAACATGCAGCCGACCTCGTCATACTTGGCTGAGCCAAAGATCGACGGCCCCATGCCAGCCACCGACAGCACATACGGCTTGACCTCGTCGTAGTGCGGCTGGTTGCGGAGCAGGCTCTCGATCTCATCGATTAGCCTCCCCTGCGCCGCCTGCCTGAAGTCATTCACATCATCGACGATGCGGACCAGTTCCTTCTTCCGCGGTTCAAAATCGTCGCCGTCATCGAAGGGGTCATCGTGCCCGTTGCCGTTACCGTTGCCGTTGCCATTACCGTTCGTCATTGCTGCTTTCCTCCCTGCGTTTGATGGCGCGCGTGAGCGCCTCTGAAATTTCGCTGAGCCTGGCGGTCGCCAACACTGTGCAACCGTTCTCCATGGCCAGATCCCGAATGGCCACGATCAGAGCGAAGTAGTTGTATGCCGGACTGCCAAAATTGCCTGGGTACATTGGTTACTCCCTGTACTATCAACAGCCTTGCAGACCCAAGGCTGATCTGCCTTACAAACCCAAGACCCAAGGTAGACCCAGTTTCTTGACGAGCGCAAGCCCCATATGCAAAAATAACGAGGCAAATCTGACGAGGAGCACAACACTATGCCTACCCCAAAAAAGGCCGACATCAACATCGACATCATGCAGGCCAGGCTGCCGAAGGGCACCCTGAAGCGAATGGACAAGGTTCTAAAGGGCGGCGAGATCCGCTCGCACTTCCTGCGCAACGCCGTCGAGAACGAGCTGCGCCACCGCGAGGCCGCATTAAAGCGGCGCCGGCAGCGCGAGCCCGAGCCAATAGAGCAGCAGCTCACCGCCGCCGAATAACCCTCAGCTCACGAACGGAGACTATGAAATGAACGCACCACAAGGACAGCAGCTCAGCATCATCGACACCTATGCTGCCTCCCGGCACATGGAGCGTAAGGCGCTCGAAGCAGTGCTGTTTAAGACCATCATGCCCGACACTGCGACGATGGAGGATCTGGTCGCCTTCGTCCAACTCGCGCATAGGTTTGATCTCGACCCTTTTGCACGCGAGATCTACTGCATCAAGAGCAAAGGCCGGATTTTCCCGTACATCAGCGTCGATGGCTACGCGCGGGTGATCAATCGCCAGGAGCAATATGACGGCGTCGAGTTCACCTACGATCAGGATGAGAACGGCCGGATCGTCGCGGTGACGTGCAGCATGTGGCGCCGGGATCGCACCCGGCCGACCGTGGTCACCGAATTTCTGGACGAGTGCATCATGCCCGAAAGCACCGCGTGGCGGAAAAGCCCCGGCCGCATGCTTAGGCACCGGGCCTTCGTCCAGGCGGCCCGCCTCACCTTCGGCATAAGCGCAGCCCTGGACGAGGGCACGGACCTCGGCACCCCGATGTCCGCCGAGCCGGTCGATCTCACGCCAGCGGCCTCCGCTGAGCCGCCCAGGCCACGCCGGCAGCCGCCGAGCCCGAGCCGGGCCGCTTTCCCCACCGGATCTGACAAGGCGCCGCCGGCCGAACCGATCGAGCCGGAGGCTACCTTTGACCTCGATGGATTGATCGATGCCATGGAGGCGGCCAAGGACGCCGCCGAGCTGAAGGCAATTTACAACGACTACGGCCCCGACGACGAGCTGCAAGGCCAGCCCGAGCTGCTCGATCGGGCCCAGAACGCCTTCATCAGGATCAACAAGCGCCTCGCGGGGTGACGGTATGGCCGACGATGATCAGGGTGACCTGTTCGATGACGACCGCCCGCCATTCGTGCATGGCTCGACCACCAGCGAGCAGGCAGCCGAGGAGATCGGCGAGGTCACCGGCCACCTCCGGCTCATGGTGTTCGATCTGCTCTGCGAATATGTGCGCGGCCTGACCGATCATCAGATGCAGGAGATCCTGGGGATGAACCCCAGCACTCAGCGCCCGCGCCGCATCGAGCTGGTTAGGCAGGGCTGGGTGATCGACAGCGGCGACCGCCGCCAGACGCCGAGCGGCCGGCAGGCGGTGGTGTGGAAACTACGGCCGCCGGATTAGCCGGTCCCCTCTTCCTCCTGGGCGTCGCCCTCGGTGTTGACGTTGGCGGCGCCGCCGCGCTCGCGCCGAGCGAGCTTCTCGGCCACCGCGGCCCGGATAAAGTCGGCTTTGCCTTCTCTACCTCGGAGTGCACGCTCGATCCGTTGCAACGTCCCCTCGGGAAATCTTGCTGTCAGATTTTCATGATTTCGGCGTTCGCGTGCCATCAGAACCTCTCTGGTGATCCTGGGGAACTTGCACCACGCGCCGATTAGCATCAACCCCATAAAGGATCACGGTTGCCTTTGTGGCTCACATCCACTATATGAGAGCGGCCTTGAGGGGTTTCACGCCCTACTCCCTCTCAGGCAGCCCCCGGCTGATCATCTCACAGTCCCGGCCGGGGGCACCCCCAAGGGCTCTGGAGAACAAACGTGCCGTTCCTTCTCATCGTCTTCTGCGGCATGGCCGCAACCCTGCTCGGCTCCCTACCGGCCGCCGCGCAGACTGCGCCCTGGCTGACACCGGAAGCGCAGCGCAAGCAGATCCTCGCCGAGATCGCAGATGTCAAACTGTGCATTGAGTGGGCCGGGCTGATGCAGGCGAACGAATACGCCAACATGAATAACCCAGTCGTCCGTGATTGCATGATCCGCCTCGGCCACGAGGCGGTGAAGCCATGATCACCTGGACGATTTTTGCCGACGAGGCTGCCCGGGTTTACGGTCCCGGCACCACGGCCGGCGACCTCTTGGGCTTCCTGCCCGAGATCCTGCGGCCGGAAGATCCGCGGCCGGTCAAAGAGCAGCTCGCCGATCGCTACGCCCACGGCGGCGGCTGGTCCCCGTTCGGCAAGGACCAGTGGACGCTGAGCAAGGACATGGTTCTGAAGTACCCGGGTGATCCGGCGTTGAAGCCGATCGCCGCGCTCCGGCTGCCGCTCTCCGACGAGCTCGTGATCCTCTACCCCCACCAGATGGCGGCGATCATCCAGGCCGATCAGAGTTTCGAAGTAGCACGGCTCGACTAGCGGGGTTGAGCGCGCCGGCAGGGAGGAGCGCCAGCGCGCTCGGGCCTCGGGGGACGCAACAAACCCCGGGGCCCTTTTCAACTCCCCTGCTCGATCCTCAGCGAGTATTGCCCCTTCTTCTTCTTGCCACCCTTCTGATAGCTCCGCGGCTCGTAGGGCTTTGTCTCGGTGCCGGCTGCGCGCGCCAAGGGCGGGGCCGGTGCGGGAGCTGGCGCTGGCGCAGGAGCAGGCGCCGCTGTGGCAGCCGCAGCCGGTGGAGGGGCAGCGGCTGCCATGGCTGGCGCCCCGGCCGGCGTCGGGACGCGTGTCGCCCGGGCCTCATCCTGACCTAGAGCGCCGGGGTTCAGCAGATACTCGGGGATCGGCGGCGGCTGAGCCGGCGGGTTCAACAGCTCCGGTGGGATTGGCGGGGGCTGGTTCAGCGCCGGGTTGAGCAATTCCGGCGGGATCGGTGGCGGCTGCTGCGCTCCGCCGCCGGCAGCGGCCAGGATCTGCGCCAGGATATCGCGGCCATTGCCGCCCGAGGTCGTGTAATTGGCGGCATCGGCATGCGGCGAGCCGCCAGGGACGCCATAGGCACGCCCCGCTGAACTCAGGACATTGGGGTTCGGCATCGGTCTATTTCCTTTTGATCTTGGCTTCTACTGCCTCGCACGTCTCAACGATGGAGACATAGCTGCCGTCAGCGAGCCGGATGACGCAGTTGATCCCCTCGACAATCGCCTTGTTGCCCGCCGCGCGCGGGTGAACCAGTTGAACGATTTGCGCCGGATTGACTTGCACGATGCGGCCGTCGAGCATCGAGACGCTGATCAATTCAATCATCGCGACGGCGAGCAGGGTCATGCCGCCTCCAGTGTCTCGATGCGCGCCATAGCTTCCTGCAAAGCAGAGACGACCGCGGCGAGCACTGTCCACGGGTCGGGCGTCTGGATCGCATCTTCGGCGTCCTTCTCGCAGCTCGCCGCGCTCGGGACGAGCACCTCTTGCAGCTCGTGCGCCAAGAACCCCCAGCGCTCGATGTCGTCGGCTACGAACAGCGGGCCGGGGATCTGCTCGGCATCCTTCGCTTTGGCTTCGGCGATGCCGCGCAGATGCGACGGCGGTGAGAACTCGGCCTGGGTATAGCTGATCGGCCGCAACGCTTTGACCGTCTCCCACTTGCTGGGAAGGTCAACGACATCCTTCTTGATGCGATAGTCGCTGGTGTAGGCAAACGTGCCCATGTAGGTAAAATCGACGTAGAGCCCGGCGACGGAACCGTTATGATTGATGTTGAAGTTGCTTGCGCCAAGTCCTCCCGACTGGCCGGCCTTGATGTAATAGCCGGTCGAGGAGCCGATGTTGTTGGTAGTTATAAACGCTCCAGCGCTGGTGACATAGGCTTGGCCCGCTGCGCTGCCTGGACCTTGCGGACGGAAATAGATAACCCCGGTGGCACCAGTGGCGGACACAATACACGTAACACTCGGAGCCGTGAAAACCCCATTGCCCGACGAAAAGCCGCCGGCCGTCGAACTAAAGGCGACCCCCGTCACTTGACCATCTGACCCAACGGTCATTTGGTTCGTCACGCTGCCGACGCCTTGCGGGCGAAGCCCGATGGTGCCGACGCCTGCCGTGGCAAGGATCACCGTCCCGGTTGTCGAAATAAAGTTTTGAACGGCATAAACGTTGGAACTGGAAAGCAGCTCGGGGGCAGTAAGACGCCCGGCAGCGTTGATCTGCACTTCGCTGGCGCTGGCCGCCGCGCGCAGGTGCAGCACCCTGGTTGGATCAGCGTAGATCAGCGCCCGCTCGACACCCGTTTCGTCATTGAAGTAAAGGGCATTGTTGCCGACCGAACTGGTCTGAATTTGCCCGTTTTCGAGAACCCTAAACACGTCATTGCCGGTGCCGCCCACCGCGTCATTGATAACGAAGCGATTGCCGGGGGAGGTCTTGAACCCGGCGAACATGTCGGCGGGCGTGTCGCGGATCGAGGCCGGAAATTGCCACGCGGTGGCGTAGTCGGTGCCGCTGGTCTTGGCCAAAACTTGGCTGGTTGTGCCGCCGGCCGGGACGCCAACGCCGGCCGCTCCTTGGCTGCCGGTCGCTCCAGTCGGCCCCTGAATGCCCTGCGGGCCCTGGGGGCCGGTCGGACCGGGCACGGTCGAGGCCGCGCCGGTTGCGCCGGTTGCGCCGGTTGCTCCGGTATCGCCCTTCACCCCCTGGCTGCCGGTCGCGCCCGTGTCGCCCTTCACACCCTGGGGGCCGGGCACGCCCTGAACGCCTTGGATGCCCTGGTCGCCCTTGATCAGGCCGGCGTCTATCCAGGCCGAGCCATCGTAGACATAAAGGTGGCCGTCCGCATCGACCGTGTAGCCGTCGCCGGCCACGGCGCCGATCGGCAGGTCGCCAACGGTCGGAACATGGCCGCGCATCACGGTCCCAGGTCCAGGTATCCCCTGGATGCCCTGGGGTCCGCGAATGTTAGTTTCGGCCGTCCAGACCATCAGAACGAACCCCTGACCCAGGTCGTGCCCGACCAGCGATAGACGGTGCCATCATCCTGAAGGAACATGTCCCCCTCGACTTGGCCGGGCACGGTGGGCGCCGCGGCGCCGGTCGTCCAAGTGCCGCCGCGAATGCCCTGCTCGCCTTGCGGTCCGGTGACACCGATTGGCCCGGGAGGCCCGGCAACGACCGGCAAGGTGAGCGGCCCGTAAGGCCCCTCATATTGGTAAGCGCCGCCTGACACAGCGACCTCGCCCTTGGCCAGCAGGCCGGTCGGTGAGCCGGCGGCATCGCGCGAATACATCTCCACCAGATAGCCGTTGAGATCGTTGATGACGCCGCCCTCGATATCGACGGTGCCGTAGCCGCCCGCGGGATAACCCGACATGTCGAGGTCATAGCCGAGCACGCCGCCGCGACTGCGCGGCCGTAGCACGAGCTGCGGGTTGGTGTCGGTCATGTCGGCGCGGCCGCCGGTCAGGTTGTGGAAGAAAAACTGCTCGCGGACGTGGACGCCCCTTGGCAACCGCCAGCCAATGCGCGCCGGCTCACTGGGGTTGAGGTCGATAATCATCGGCGGCCTCCTTGTCGTGGCCGTTCGCCCTGGCCTGCTGCTCGGCCTTGAGGTTGGCGATCTCCGCGCGGAGCATGGCGATCTGCATCAGCAGATCTCCGATCATGGCGCGCAGTTCTTGGTCGGGGGTGGTTTGCGGGGTCATGCTGCCTCCAAGGTTTTGATGCGGGCATCGAGCTCGTGGATCGCATTGACGAGCGCGTAGGTGAGGTTTGAGACATCGACGGTGCGCAGATCCGACACCGGGTTGCCGTCGATATAGCCTTCGATCTGTCGGACCATGCCGGGCATGGTTGTCTCGACATCTTGGGCCACAAAGCCGACCAGAGAGGTGCCGTCGATGGCCGGCTGGCGATTGGGCGAGTTGTCATAGGGCACTGAGCCCTCGGCCGGCTCCAGCGTGTCGTTGCCCTTGAGCGTGTAGCGCACCGGATTGAGCGCCAGCACTTGCGCGAGGCCGTGATCATAGGGGCCGGTCACGTTCTTGATGCGGGCGTCGGAGGATGATGCCCAGGTGCCGCCGCCGACTTTGGTGGCGGTGTTGCCGGTGATCTGGATGTTGCCGTTGTTGTGGCTCTCAAACACATGGTTGGTGTAGTGCTGGAGGATCAGTTTGCTGCCGGCATCGACCGAGATCAGACGGCCCTGCACGGCGCCGCCACCGTAGGTGTAGAAGGACAGATAGCCGTCGCTGCCGCTATCGGCGATGATCCGCACGTCGGACCCGTTGGCTTGGACGATGCCGGCGGCATAGAGGCCCGAATACGCATTAAAATTGCCGGCGGTATCGACAAAACACTGGCCCGTCGCATTGAGCGGGCCATTGGGCCTGAGAAACACGGCCTGCCCCTGCGCTGCCAGCACCACCGCTGTCGAGGCCGTTACCGAGGAAAAATAGCCGGCGCTCGAATAGACATAGCCGGCGGCGATGAAATTGCCGCTGCTGTCGAGGTAGGCTTGGCCGGTGGCGTTGGCGAAGCCGTTCGGTCGCAAGTAGATGACGCCGGCCCCGGTGGTGGCGAGGATGGCGTTTGCCGTGGCCGAAATGAAACCGCTGCCGCTGGCGACAAAGTTGCCACCGCTGGTGATGGAACCCTGCACAGTCAGGGTCTTGTCGGCGAAGAACTGCGCGCAGACCCCCATCGCCGCCGTGCCGCCGGTTGCGCCTCCGGTATAGATATGGATGCTATTGCGGTCGGCCGCGACGCCATAGCCATTGCCACGCATAGCGATAATCGGCGCCTTGATCGCGTCTCCTTGCGGCAGGGTGGCACCCGCGTAGAGCGTCAGTCCGCCGCCGGTCGAGCCGTTGACGCAGCCGATTTGGCCGACATCGAGATTGCCGCCCTCATCGAGCCGCATCACCGTCGAGCCGGTGCCGCTGGCGTTGTTGTTCCAAACCCATCTGTGGTTCATCGCGCCGTCGATGCCGGGCGGGGAAGTCGCCTTCCTGACGCCAAAGAACAGATCCGCCTGGGCGAACGAGATACCAAGCGGCAAGCCGGCGGTCGGGTCGCTCTCGGTGCCGGTGAATGTCAGCTTGCCCTGGCCGTCGTTGCCGGCGATCGTGAGCGGCTGCTTGGTCAGGGTGTAGAGCGTCACCGCGTCCTGATCGGCGACCGGGTTGCCGAGATTGATGATCCGCTTGCCGTTCATCGGGATGTTGGCGGTGATGACCGATTGCCCGTCACGGCAGATGACGTTCGATAGCCCGCCCGCAAAATTATCATCTTCAAGGTCATGACGATCTGCTCTAATCTTAATTCCAGCAACTGCGTCGCTGACCCAGTTCATCGACCTAGTAAAGACGCCAGATCCATTGTACGGCATGGTATTATTCCCCTTCTACAGTTGCGTAATACCAACCATATCCGCCAGCGGACTTTCTTTGGCCTCTACAACACTTAACGATCCCAGCATAATCCACGCCAACGTCATGCGCTGCATCGATAGCAGTGGCGTAGCGTTTTCCGTCTGAGCGCACGATCGCCTTCACCTTGCGGCTGTTTCGGATCTGCTCTTGATGTGTTGCCCAGCGACAATTGCCGGGTTCATAACCTCGCGAGTTGTCGATGCGATCGATGGACTTCCCTGGAGGACGCTCGCCCATATCGACAAGGAAGTTGGCGAAGGTCAGCCATCGCTCGCAAACGGTGATGCCTTGGCCGCCATATTGCCAGTAGCTGCCATGGCTCTGCCGCATACATCGCGAGATCATGTTGTCCCACGACTTGTAGGTCGGGGACTGCCCGTCAGCGCCATTGTGGCCGTGACGGTGCTTGCCGTTTCGAATACCCCTGGGGGCGCCCATGTTGACCTCCGTGAAAGGTTGGCGTCGGGAAGTGGCAGGCAGAGCGTTGGCGCGCTCTCCTGCTGCGATCATATCAATGCCGGCCGTGGCATACATCTCAGTTCTCCCTCTTCTCAGCCGGCTCGTGCCCTGCCGGTCACTCGTCATATCCCTGCTCGCGCAGCTCTGCCGCTTGGCTCTCGGTGATCAGCCCGGCGGCCAGTGCGGCAGCGATGCCGTTCTTCTTCACGATGGAGATCAGCTTGTCGTCAAAGACCACGTAGTTGCGAGTGCCGCCCTTTTCAGCCTGAGCAAGCTTAGCCGTTAGATCGGCCACCTGTTGCTGAGCGTAGGGATCATTCGGCGTCTTCTTGAGCGCCGCCTGCCACATGCTTAGAGAGCCGCGAATTTCATTGGTATCGACGTTGGCGCGCGATCCCTGGTCGAGGTATTTGATGCCGGGGATACCTCGCGATTGAAGAGAGCCTGAAACCTCGGGGCTCCCGGGAGCCCCGGCGCTCAAATGCGTTACACCTGCATCACCCGTTGCCAGTCCTTGGTAGTAAAGCGAACCGGGCAATTCTTCCGGCCGCATGCTCACATTGGGAGGAGGGATGCCAAGCGCACCCCAAGCATCCCCTGTAGCACTATCCATACGCGCCTCAAGCGCCTTGTATTCCGGCATCGTATGGGCTGGAACGCCGCGCTCACGGGCGAGTTTGAAAAGAGCCGTTGTCTCTTCAGGAGACGGCTTCTGCGGCAGCTTATCCATACCGATACCGCGCTTAACGTGTTCGCTCTGCTCGCTCAGCGGCTTATCCCAATCGAGGAAGTGCTCGGGATCGGCGTTGATGTCGACCTCGTAGAGGTGGCCAGAGTTGTTTTTACTGCGAACGAAATCGGCAGGATCTAGCTTCGCTACCTCGGCGGCTATACGCCGCCCGCGCTCAGTTCCAGACCGCCCCCACTCGCCTGACTCCGTGATTATGGCCCCGCGAGGATCTTCCCCACCTTGCACCCTGCTCGCGACGGCATGCTTGGCGAGTTCCGCATAGTCGTCATCGGCATGACCTGCAACGAGCGGTTCTCCCTTGTACGTTACAGTCGCATCCCAGCCTTTATCACTGAGCGTATCGCGATAATCCTTCGCCACCTTCTCATTCTCAGCAAAGTACAGCCCGTGGCCGTAAGCTTGCGCGCCCTCGCCGGTGCCGATCTTGGAGAGGTCAAACTTGTCGAAATCGTGCGGGCTGCCGTGATAGGCCCTGATCCTGGCCAGCGTGTCGCGACCGGCCTCCACCGCTTCCTTAGCGGCATGCTTCTCGGCCCCGCCGCCCGGCATCAGCCCGAGCGCCGCCGCCCCCATGCTGAGCCAGTCCCCCCGCTGCCGAGCTGCGCCGACATCCTCGGCCGCCAGCGCCTGACCGACGACCGGGGCATTCTCGACCGGGGTCATCAGATCCTTGGCCAGCGTGCCTTGCTTGACGCCCATCTGCGGAATGTCGGGATAGCTCTGCATCGAGGCCGGCAGATAGCTGGTGGCGTTTTGAAGATATCCCGCCAGCCGATCGCGCAGCGACATCGCCGGCTGGGCGATGCGGGGATCAGTGCTGGATTGGATCGAGGCCATTAGGGGTTGTCATCCACTACGTTAACCACTATATACCGGGCTCCCAAACCCTCTGGAGCACTGCCGTGTCTGAACTGTTCACCGTCCCCAACCTCATTGCCGTCCTTGGCATCTACGTCCTGTTGATCATGCTCGAAGTGGGCGCCAAGCGTCGCCGCTAACGCTTTTCCTTCCTGTCCGAGACATCGGTCTGGCGTGCCAGCAGCGCCGCCAGCACCGGGCTCTTGACGCCGCCCCCAAGCTGCTCCCTGGTCGCCAGAATCTTTCCCAGCTCCATGACCTTGTCGGGGTCGTTCATCTTCAGCACCCGCGCCGCCTGATCGGAGAGCGCCGGATCGGCGATCTCGCCGCCGGCCAGCTTTTCCACGATGAAGCGTTTCACATTGTTGAGCGCCGCTGCCGTCGTGACGGCGCCGCCGCTGCCGCTTAGGACATCGATGGCCGCGGCTCCCGCCACCTCTGGCACCGCGTCAGAGATCGCCTGACCGGCGCTGCGCGTGCCCTTCTTGTCGCGCATTGCGGTCGCTGATGCGGTCTTGGAGCCGTGGACGATTTCCCGGGTGTTCTCGCGGAGCTGCTTGGCGTTCTCAAGCGCATCCATCATCCCCTGGACTTTTTCTTCGCCATAGATCCCGGCCAGCTTCTGGTGGTTCCACTTGCCGTCGCCTTTGACGAGATCCTTCAGCTTGACCAAGTTGTTGGCGTTGATGCCGAGCTGCCGCCACGTCTCGACGTTGACGCCATCCATCAGCGCCTGCTGCTCGCCGGGCGTCATCTTGTCAAAGTTCTGCTTGAACTCGACCTCGGTGATGCCGCCCTCGTGCGCCGGCTTGTTCTGGTAGACCTTCTGTCCCTCAACGAAGGCTTCCCCCTCCTTCTTCACCTGCTCGATGCCGGCATCGGCCGCGCGCAGCGACGGATTGGCCGGCTCAATCGCCTTGTTGGTCCTGGCGTAGAGTTCCTTGAGCGCGCCCAGCTCGGTGTCGTTGATATCGCGGATCTGGCCCTTGGCGTCCCAGATCATACCCTTGATCGCCTGACGGACCTTGAGCGCCTGGGCCGAGGTCGTCTCCAGCCCGCCGCCCCTGGCCTCCGGTGCGTCGAGCAGCTTGCGCACGGTCTGGAGCTTACTGATCAGGCCGGGGTCTTTCTCATTGGCGATCCGCGCGTCGATCTCGTGCGCCATGCCCTGGAGATCGACATCCTGAACCTGATTGACGTGCGAGGCCGACTGCTGGCGGGTGGCCTCATCGAGCTTCTCCTGAAGCGCCTGCTCAACCACGCTCGGCTGCTTGCGCGGCCCGACCACCCCCTCTGCTTTTGTCTCCAAGCCCTCGTTGATCTTGGGGTCGCGCGCCCTCAGCGGCTCCTCGATGATCGCCCGGCCAGGGCCGCCTTGCGCGTGGATATTCTGCGCCTGCTGTACGGTATTGGTGCCGGTGTCCAAGAGCATCGCATCAACGCCCGGCAGGCCCATCTCGCGCATCTTGGCGGCGGCCTGCTCGGCCGACATGTGCTGCGCCGTGAGATTGTCGAACACCGACTTGATCGCCGCGGGGCCGGCATCGACAATCGCCTTGACCTCGCGGTCTAGCCTCATCTTGACGCCCTGCTCGATCCCACCGCTGGAGAGGAAGCCGGCGACAATCCGCACCGCATTCTCGACCGCTGGCGAGGCGCCGGCCGCATGCGCAGCCTCTCCAGCTCCCTCGGTGACCGTCGCAGGCACCGCCACCTTGGTGGCGGCCGTGCCGAGGCTTTTGACGACGCCCGGCGTTGCCTCGACAAGGCGGGGGGCGGTCTTCGTGATGATCTTGCCGGGGAGCTTCGACAGCGCCGTCTCAGGGGCAGCGATCATCGGGATGAACTCGCCGGCCGTCTGGAACCGCCGCTCGGCGGTGTTCTGCGCCTCGTGGCGGGTGAAGTCCTTCACCGCCGCCGCCTGCTCCTCGGGCAGCACCTTGTTCACCGCCGCATCGGTGTAGCTCTTGACGGCCTCGGTGTTCATCGAGCTAAGCGCGGGGCCACCCGACAGATATTCCGTGGCCGACTGGATGGTTTGGTCGTCGGCACCCATCATCTTCATGAGCTTGATGACCAGCGGGATTTCGGCCTCGGTCAGGTCGGCGCCGGCCCCGGCGAGGCTTTCGCCGGCATTGCGCAGGCCGGTGGAGAGCGCCTTGAACGGGTGGACCTCCTGCTGCCGCCTCGCCATCTCGGCCAGGGCTTGGTCCTGGGGGGAGCGCGTCGAATGCAGCAGCTCTTCCGGTATCGGCGGCGGCTGCTGATCGGTGCCCGCTGCCGGGGCCGCTGGTGCGGTCGGAGCCGCGGCGGGCGTCCCAGTCCCGCCGGCAGCCTGCCGCCTCGCCAGCTCCGCCTGTGCCTGTTCTAGGAGGGTTGGGGGCATCAGCTTCCTCCCGCGCTGTTAGGGTGAGCCGCGATCCAGGCTTTCAGCTCTTCATTGCTCATCTGGTCGAAAGGCTTCGGCGGCTTCTCGCCCTCCTGCTGGCGCCCCGTCCATGGCTGGACCGTGCCGAGGTTCGGCACGATGTCGTCAGGGTTGAAGCCGTTGCGGGCGGCGCTCTCGCGCATGCCCTTGGCGAATTGCTCGTAGGCGCTGAGCGTGCCGCTCGCCTTCTCGTGCGCCAGCGACATGATTTGTATGCGGGTGTCGTCGCCGATCTCCTGGCCACCGTTGATGCCGTTGATCTTGCCGAGCAGCCAGTCGGGCAGGTTCTGGGCGTTGCGGACCATGATCTGCTCGCCCTCCTTCACCACCGAGCCCGGGTCGAGCATGGTCGCCATGCCGTAGACCAAGGCGAGATCGGAGATCTTGCCGGGCTTGCCGTTCGGCCCGGTGTTGTCGTTGGCGGCCGCGAGCATGGTGTTGTAGGTCGGCACCACCTTGCGAGCGTTGACGTAGGTTTCGTCGGAAAGCACCTGCCCCCGCCACGTCGAGATGTCGGTCGGCTTGACGCTGCCCTCGCCTGGACTTCCGCCGCCGACCTTCTTCTCGTCGCCGTTCTGGTTGCGGAACCACTGGCCGTTCTCACCGGGCGGCGTCGGGATCGGCGTCCACTGCTCGACCTTGGCTTTCTGCTGCTCCAGTGCCCACAGCTTCAGGAACATGTCGGGATCGTATTGGCTCAGCGCGGCCTTGCCCTCGGGCGTCAGCTCGCCATTGGGCCCCAGCGAGGACAGCGCGTTGCCTACAGCCTGCTGGCCGGTCGAGACATCCCGCTCGGCCTTGCCCTGCTGATAGCCCTCCAGGCCCTTCTGTAGGGCGTAGAAGACCCCCTCCATCGGCGTGCCCATGGTCGCCGGCATCGCCGCCTTATTCCCGGCGAGCTCCTTCTGCCGCAGCATCAGCGCGTCCAAGGTCATGCCGCCGCCAGGCTGGGCCGCCGGATCGTCGGCCGAGGTCTTGATGACGCGCGGCCCGCGCGGGGTCACCGCGCGCTTGCCGGCCCAGGGATCTTCGGGAAATGTACCCATCAGAGCGTCAACTTTCCTGAATTGAGCTGCGCCAGGAGCTGGGCGAGCTGCTGCCGGCGGGCGGGATCCTGGCTGCCGATCGCGGCCACCGGGGCGACCGGCTTATCGGCGGTGATCGCCGCGACGGGCGGCGGCTGCATGGCCACCTGGGGCCGCGGCGCATCTGGGGCGGCGGCAACGTCCTGAATATTTTCGGCGAACCTTTGCAGGAAGTTTTTCGGCCGCTCCTTCGCGGTCTGCGGCAGCGCGAACTGATTGCCTGTAGCGGCGGCAACGGTAGCTCCGGCGCCGCTGGTATCGATCGCAGGCGCAACGCCACCCGGGCCAAGGTGGCCGGAATAGACATCGTAAAAGGTCTTGTTGCCGTAGCCTTTGCTCTGCTCCTTGCCGCCGGGGAGGCTGGTCCACGTCTGGTTGAGCACTTGGCTGGCGGCATTGATGCGGGCGGGGTCGCCGGATTGCAGCGCCTCGACCAGATCGCCGCCGGACTTCTGCTTGTAGATGTCCCGGGCATACTGCCACGCAGCCGCATCCTGATTGGCTTGGCTGAAGTCTTTGTAGCCGTACTTGCCTTGCAGCTCGTCCCAGGTCGAGCCCTTGAACTGGTAGCGGCCGGCGACATCCGAGGTGATGCCGCCTGCGGTCTGCGGCGTGTGCGGGTGGCGGGAGAAGTCGGTAAACTTGTTGCCGCCATACATGATGTCGTAGGCGCCGCCGCTCTCCGGCCCGGCGATCGTGTCCAGAAATGCCTTCTGGATCTGCTCGGGGGTCCAGCCCGCCTGGGGCCCCTGCTGCGGCGCCTTGCCTGCATCCGCAAGCTGAAGGTGCCAGGGTTCATAATCCATGGGGCGGACGAGGCCATATTTGCCGAGATTGGCGCCGACCCAGTCCTTGGTCGCCTGACTGACTTGGCCGCCGCCCTTCAGCCCAAAGCCGAACAGATCGACTGCCTCGCCAGAATTGTGCCTGGACTTGCCCGGCGCCGCGACCGTGCGGCCGGTCTTGTCGGACTTGTCCCACAGCGCCTGCTGGACCTCCTTCGAACGGTAGGCCGAGTTGAGCCCCAGCTCGCGCTGCACCTCCGGCGGCGCTTCCGCATAGAGCCTCTCAAGCGCAGCGGCGAGCCGCGGGTTGAGCCCGCTGATCGCATCAGGCCGGGTCGCACCGCCGTAGAGGGAGTACTGAAGCGCCATTCAGGCTACCTCCGCATCGGCATGCCGCCGGTATAGCTGGCGCCGCCACCCATGCCGGCATAGGTGCCCTGGGCGCCGTATCCCCTGCTCATTGCGCGCGCCATCGTCTCCGCCTGTATTTTCGCCGCAAGCGAACTTTGCGCCTGCTGCGGCTGCCCCATCATCGCCGCCAGTTCATCGCGCCCCCAGGATGTTTGTGTCGGCTGCTGTGTCGCGCCGGGCTGCTGCACGGCTGCCGCCGCTTGCTGGCTGCCGTCAGACCTTGGTGTGCTGCCCATCAGGCCCTCCTTAGAAGCATTGCGTAATCGACCGCATCGAAGCCGTCAGCGCCGACATGCACCGCATCGGGGTGCAGCTCGCGGACCTCATCGGCCATGACGCCGGTCTGTAGCCCAGGCCGGTCGATGTAACGGAAAGCGTAGAGCGGGGCGCCGGCCAGCTCGTGACCGAGCGGAACGATGTCTTCCTTCAACCGCCGATCGGACCGCCCTGCCCAGGCACCAAGCCCCGCGCCCGCGAGGCCGAACAAGCCCTTGTTGAACGCGCTCGCCTCGGCAGATTTGGTTTGATAGTTCTGCGACACATACTGCCCGGGCGAGGCGGCGCCGATGCCTTGCCGCGAGAAGCTCGAAAATTGGGGCATATTGACTTGGCTTCCGCCCATCAACGCCATGATCTCGTTGATGGGCTGATTGCGGAGCCAGCCGGCTTCCTGGGCCTGCGCCTGCCTAAGCGTGTTGGCTTGATTGGCCCAATCGGCGCCGAGCTCATAGCGCATCCGCGCCGCGTCATTATAAGCGCCCTGGGCGTTGCGGCTCTCAGCGCCGGAGGCCAGATATCCCTGGCGCGCGGCCTCGCCCATGGCGTCCTCGCGGCCCTGCTGGAAGCTGCCGTAACCCTGCGAGCCGGGGTTCAGCCCGCGCAGCGCGAGCTGCGTGTCCTGCGCCTTAAACTGCGGATCGGCCTGCCGGTGGTAGCTCTCCCCCATCGCCCGCTCGATCGCGGCGCGGTCGGTCGGGCCCTGGTCCTGGCGGACCTCGCCGGGTGCCGCCGCCATCTGCCACGCCTGCCATTTTGACGGGTCGATGCGCTCGGAGAGATAGGCGTCGAGCTTGCCCGACTGATTGGCTGCGGTGGCGCCGAGATTGTAGCGGGTGGCGCTATCCTGCTCGGCGATCCGCTGCTCGGCCGGCGACAGCGTCGTGGTCTTGTTGTAGCGCGGCGTGTACTGCCACTTGCCGTCCGCGCCTTGCGTCTTCTCCCACCCGGCAATCGAATAGTTCTGACTGCCGTAATAGTTCGACTCATTCGGATTGTTTATAATCGCAGACTGCTGGGCAGCGGTTGACTGCGCCTTCTGGTCGGCACTCGCCTGCTTATAGGGGTCAGGGCTTTTCGGGCTGCTAGCCATCGAGAGATGCTCCGGTGGCCTCAAGCCTATCGACAGGCTTGAGGAAGGCGGTGAGAGGCAGGTAGCGGCAATCCTCGCGCAGCATGCCGTAGATCAGCGCATCGCGGCGGCCCTCGACCATGAGGCGGCCATAGCCTTCGTAGCGAAAGCCGAGCGCCACAGCGTTCTTGATCGCCCGCTCATTGCCGGGCTCGATCAGCGCGGAGACGCGGACAGCCTGGCTAAAAACTGCCGTGAACAGCGCCTGAAGCAGCCGCCTTGTGACGCAGCGCGGATCGGTGACCGCCGCGGTGTAGTGCCAGTCGAACCAGTGATAGGGCTCGAAGCAGCACACCCCGACGATCTCGTCCGCATTGCGGCCGGTGGCGCACAGCCAGCGCGAGGTGTCCTGGCGCATGAAATCGACGCCAGTTTCTGCCGAGAGGAAGGCGAGCGCCTCAAGCGATAGCGGGGCCTCAAAGGAGATCTTGATCATACCGCCGCCCCCGCTTCGAAGAGCACGTCGATCGCCGCGAGCGAAAAGGTGCAGTCCTTGATGGTGATCCTAAGCCGCGGCGCGCCGACATGGCCGCCGCCGCTGACGCCCTGCCACTCGCCGATCGACTGCGACCGCGACACCCAATAATCGACATCCCAGGTAGCCACGTCCCAGGCGGCGCCGAGGTCGTTGAGGGAGATGTCGGGCCAGTTCTGCGGCGGGGTCAGGTCGTAGTCGCAGCGGATCTCGACCAGCGGCCGCGGCGTGCCATCGGTGATGACGTAGGGCAGCACCATGCGGAAGCTTTTATAGGCCGGCGTCTTGAACAGGCTCCAGGCGAATTGCACATCGGCAGTGATCGGCTCACCGCTGTCGTTTAAGTAGTCCTTGTTGACCTCGTAAAGCTTGCCGGTGTCGGTGCCGTAGAGCGAGCGTCCGTTGACCCATTGCCAGCAGCGGGCATTGAGGTTCGACCAGCTCGACCAGATCGGGTTCGGCATGAACCGGACCATCTGCTTATACTTGCCGCCACCGAGCGGCAGGTTGCAGATCGCGGCGCCGGTCCGGTAGTCGAGCATGACGCCCCAGCCGAATTCGGTGGCATGGACGCGCGAGACATCGAGGAAGGCGGTGTAAACGTCTTTGTCCGCTTTCGAGCCGAGCTGCTCGCCCTCGGCACGCAGCATGCTCGACATCGGGATTAGCCCGGTGCTGACCAGCGCGTAGATGTCGCCGCCAAAGTTCATGACGCTGTTCTTCGACATCGGCGAATCAAACTTGAAGATGCCGACCAGGGAGAAATCGTCAGCATCGGGATCGGTGCCACCGTAGATTGCACATTCTCCGTTGCTGGAAAAAATCGCCAGGGTGTCGTCCATTCCCCCGCCGCCATCCAAAGTCCAATTGTGGATCGCGACGATGTGGCCGCCGCGCCGGAAGATGGCATTGAGTGGGAGGTAGCTGACCACCCCGGCCTTCTGCTGGACGGGCAGGTAATAGACCGCGAGGTTGGCGCTGTCGGCAAACCACAGCCGGTTCATGTGGCTGAGGCACTTGTCGAAAAAGCTCGGGACGATCCAGCCCTCGGCCGGCGGCGCGGTCACGGCCTCCTTGCCGAGCGAGCCCGGGGGATCGGCCGTCACGCCCGCGGTCTGCGGCGCGCCCGCGGCGGTGCCGTTGATGCCCACCAGGGTGAAGGTGTTGGCCGGGGTACCGACCGAGCCGATAACGTGCGGCCCGTTGCAGACCGCGAGCGCGCCCGTCGCGCCGGCAATCACCACGGTCTGACCGTTCGAAAACTTGCCAATGTCGGCGGCTGCGACCGTGCATTTCACCGGGTTGGTGTTGCTGAGCGAGGTGACCGTCACGGTCGCCGGGTCGGCAGTGTTACCGCCGTCCCAGCTCCAGACGCCATCGGCGCCGTTGCAAAGCACGGTGTAGTCGCGATCGCCGAGATTGGAGAAGCTCGTCCAGGCCCAATCGTCCCGCGTCATGGCGTTGGCTATGACGATGCCATCGGAGGAATAGATCTTCGATCCCGAGGCGAGCGCGTAGTCGTCGGGGATCCCGTAATAGGGGATGATGGTCGAGATCGGCCCGGTGATGGTCTGGCGCAGAAAGGTGCCCGGGCGAACTCTAATTTTATCTTCTTCCACGACCCAGTTATCGAGGATCGGCGCCTTGAGCGGATCGCCGACCACGAGCTGCGAGCTGAGCGATAGCCCTTTGAGCGGCGCCTGCAAATGCTGGATCTGGCCGGCGACCTTCTTCTTGGCGAGGACCGGCTGTGCCTTGGTGAGATACCGTGACGGCATCATCCTCATTGGACGGGCCCCGGGTCGGCATTGAGGTCGATCACCTCGGCATTGGCTTTCGCCGCCAGCTTGTTGAGGGTGGCGGTGAAATCGCGCAGCTCCTCGCCAAATTCCAATCCCTTGGCCTTGAGGAAACGGAACTTGAGCCCGTTGATTGCCAAGCGCGCATTGAACAGGATCACATCGGTGTCCTGCGTCGGCTTAGTCTTATAGGTGCCGTCCTGGCCGAGCAGCCAATAGCCGTCGCCCAGATCGCTCTCATAGGGCTGGTCCATCAGGAGCTCGTCAGCGACCGCCTGGAGCAGCGCGGTCATCTGATTGATGTCCTGATCAAGCGACCCGACCGCCTGCGAGATGTCGAACTGGGTGATGCCGATCTCGCGGGAGGCTTGGTTGACGGCTTCCTTGACGCTGATCATGCAGCGGCCCTCGCCTGGAGGGTGGCGATCAGCGTGTTCTGGCCCTCGATCTTGGCGCGGAACTCGTTGTTTTGCTCTCTCAACGCGCCGATCTGGCCTTCGAGCTCGGAGATCCGCGCCTCGTGGCGGCCTGTCTCCTTCTGGAGCTCGATCATCCGTTTCGCCCGCTTGGCGATTTCGACAATCGGCGGCGGCACGTTACGGGCGCCGCCCAGCGCCAGCTTGGCGAGCTGCTCGACCGTGTAGATCTCGCGGTGCAGACAGTTCTGCAAATCGGAGGGCGAGATCGCCGGC